GGTAAAACATTGGATACGGTGTACCAGAATATCTTTTACCCGCTCATGACGGAGCCGATCTTCGCAACCGCAGCACCCTACATTCACTACACGCGCCGTAACCCGACCGCTAAGATATTCGGGCGCGAGGTCATGGTCATTGGTGTGAACGATAAGGGCGCTGAGGGCCGTATCCGTGGTGGTACGTTTCAGCTCCTGTTCTATGACGAGTTGACGCTATGCCCTCAGAACGTGTGGGAGATGTTGTGGTCTCGTATGCGCGCCACTGGTAACCCTAAGCCGCCGAGGGTGTTTGCCACGACCAACCCCGCAACCCCGGCGCATTACCTTAAGACGGACTACATTGATAAACCCGTCCAGACTGACACGTACGCTGAGCTGTTTACGATGGAGGATAACCCGGGCCTCACTCGTGAGTATATTGAGCGCATGTATGCCTCCTACAGTGGATTGTTCTATCGGCGCATGATTCAGGGCGAGTGGGTATCCGCTGAGGGCGCGGTGTTTGAATCGTGGAACCCGGATGTGATGGTTACCCCACGCGCTGAGGGTACTGTTCTGGCGGTGGGTATTGACTACGGTACGAACCACCCCACCGCAGGCTATGCTCTCACCGTCACGGATGATGGGTTGCAACTCTCGCACGAGTGGTCGCCGCAGACGAACGGGATGGGCGGGCGTACACGCCTTACCGATATGGAGCTGGCGGACAGTCTAGAAGAGTGGTTAAGCGAGCTTCCTAACCAACCCAAGGCAATCTACCTTGACCCCGCCGCCGCATCATTCAAAGAGGAACTGTACCGCCGCCGCCTTACCGTAGCCGCCGCGAAGAACAAAGTCGTTGACGGTATCCGCACCTTAGACTCTCTATTCACCAACGGGGTTCTAACCGTCGCTGAGGATTGCCCCCGGCTGATTAATGAGATACCGGGTTATAGGTGGGATCCGAAAGCAACGGAGAACGGTAAGGACGCTCCCATTAAGGAAGAGGACGATCACTGCTTCACGGCTGACACGTTTGTGCCTACCGCTCGGGGGCTGCTAAGCATCGTTGATGTCCGCCCCGGCGACTTGGCACTAACCCGCGACGGGTTCCGCATGGTTACTGCGTGCGGCATGACTAACCCTAATGCGGAAACAATCACCATCGAATACGACGGCAGGAAATTATCTGGCACCGCTAATCATCCGATGTGGGTGGTTGGTAAGGGCTGGACACCGTTGGGGGAAGTAGAAGAGGGAGACGAATTACTACAATGGAACGGGACGTTATCACCTACCGAGGGGTTAAGTTCTACCGCTACCCCAAGGCCAGCAGCCGCGCTCACCGCGTCTACTATGGGCCAGGGATTGGTGACCGACAACGAGGAGTGGAATACCTACACCGCGAAATCTGGAAGAACGCCAACGGAGTTACCACCATCCCAGACGGGCATCATGTCCACCATAAAGACGGCAACCCCCTCAATAATGACCCAAGCAACCTCGTACTGCTATCCCACCGCGAACACCAGCAACACCACATGCGCGAATACTGGGGCAATGATGAATGGAGAGCTGAGCGCGAACAGCACCTTGCCAACATCAACCCTAAAGCGGCTGAGTGGCACAGCTCAGAAGAGGGAATTGAATGGCACCGTGAACACGGCAAGCAGTCATGGAAGCGCCGGGAATACCGGACAGAACAATGCGACCACTGCGGCGCAGACTTCCAAACCCGTAACGGTTTACAACGAAACCGGAACCAGTTCTGCTCAAACAGGTGCAAGAGCGCATGGAGACGAGCCGCTGGGTTCGATGATGAACAACGCTCCTGCGAACTATGCGAGGCTGAGTTCACCATCAACAAGTACAGCAAAACCAGATGTTGCTCCCGTTCGTGTGCAGCGCGTCTACGCTGGAAAGAACGAGCCAGTATTCAACCTAACGGTGGACGGAAACCACGAGTTCATAGCTAACGGCGTGGTAGTCCACAACTGTGACGCGGCCCGGTATGCCGTATTTTCTTCCCGCCAGTTCTGGATGCGGCACGTGGAAGCCATGCGTGACCGCACATCGGCTGGCCCCATAATGTGACCCGCAGGCAACAACACCCACTGCCGTTTGGCTTCACGTGGTTGTGTTGTAGTCAGTAAGTTTCCTATATCACCCGCACTTATGCTCACCGATTCTCAGTACGTGGGAGCCAATGTGGTGCTACTGGGGGAACAGGCCCGCGCCGGAGGGTTGTCACTACAAAGGCGCTCGGGCTTCCCAGTGGTTGCGCATGTGTTGTGCTGAGAGTTCCGGTTGGGTGGTATTCCGCTTAGCACTGGCGGTTGATGGTTACTGCGGCACCTAGCAACGGGGGTGTTGTTGTCTGCGCCCCACTAGGGGTTATCTTGCGGGCTGATATGGCAGGTGCTGGATGTTGTAAAGGGGTTTGCAATCCTCACTGGGTAGTGGTTGCGCCTTTCGGAAGTAGTTAAATAAACACCCTTTAATGCTGTATCTTCGCCGCACACGGTTCACGACCGGGATAACCCGCCCATTGGCTGACCGCCCCACCTAGCTGGGCGACACTAAGCGCATCACTCGGCCACAATAAACCCAGGGAGAAGCACAAAAATATGAGCATGCCCGAACCTAAATCGTCTTGGCCGCCCAAGGAGTACGAGGCGGCGTTTGAATCAATCCGCCGTGATGATGCGTTGCTTAACGGCCAGTTGGATGTGATTAACCAGCGCCGCGCACGCCAGTACGGGCCAGAACCATACCAGCACCGCTCGCAATACAACGGGGGAATCGTGGGTAAAACCTCCCGCGCTTTCCTCGGACGGCCACCTGCCGACCGGGCGAAGTCGCACCTGATTACTCACCACCTGCCAGTAGCTGAGGAGCTAACCACCGCCCTCGCCGACTACATGGCGGGCAAGCCACCGCAGGCGGAACTAGCAGCCGAGGATGCGGGCAACACTCAGGCGGCGGAGGCGCTAGACCGCCTCGTAACCTCCGACGAGTTCGCAGCCCAATGGTGGAACGCCGTGTACAGTGCAGGCTCACTCGGGTGGGTGTTTGGCCGCGTGGTGTGGAACCAGAACGTGCAGCCCCACCCGTGGATTGAATGGGTAGACGCGGATAACGGCATGTGCCTGTTTGAGAATGGGCGGCAATCCTCCATCCTGTTCTGGGATACGTACGTGGAGGATAAGGGAGATACAGTATTCCGCCTATTCCAGGAGCACACCCCAGGCCAGATTGAATACCAGCTATACAAGGGCGCTGAGGACAACGTGGGCTTCCCAGTGGACTTTGGGCAGCACGAGTGCGCCAAGCATCTCATGGAGATTGAGGGCCTACAGGACGGCACGATCCTCAAGACTGGTGCTGAGTCCCCAACGGCTCACATGCTGGCGAACTACCACCCCAAGCGCCAGTGGCGACACGATACGCTACTGCGGTATTACTCCACGTCGGATGTGGCACGTGGTGCCCAAATCTTTGAGGACATCGATCACAACTGGTCTCAGCTACAACACGAGGTGGAAGCGGCACGTGGACGCCTATTCGTAGATGAGCAGCTACTAGACTCCGACGGGCCGGGCCGTGGTGAGTTCTTTGACTTCATGCGTGACGTGTTCAAGACTCGCCCATCTATCACGGCTGAGGACAAGCCCACGTTTGAGCAGGTGCAGTTTGATATGCGCGTGGAGCAGTACCTGACGCTGATTGACTCGGATATTCGTAAGGCCGTGTCGGCGCTTGGCTTGTCACCATTCACGGTTGATATGGATCCGCAAGCGTCGGGTGACATGACCGCTACGGAGACCCGCGCCCGTACTAAGCGGACTCGCGCCACTGCGGCCACCAAGTCTCGCATGGAGCGCGCACACTTGTCGGCTATTCTCACCGCCTATCTTGAGTTGGACGCTGACCTGAACGGGTACGCGCCACCAACCCAGCCTGTGCTCGTATCCCTGCCTGACCAGATTGAGGTCAATGAGAACGAGCTAATCAATGCGGCTTCTCAATCGTATGCGGCTGGCATCATGTCGCTAGAAACCGCTGTGCGGAAGCAGCACCCCGAATGGACTCCCGAGCAGGTGGAGGAGGAAGTTCAGAAGATTAGGGAAGATGAGCGTTCCCGAAATGCTTTCGACCCGCTGGCGTTAGCCCCGGGCGACGAGGCGTTTAACACTGGTGATGATGGTGCCGAGTATTAATAGGGCACTTGCTGAGGCGCAGCGTCTCGTTGAACTGTACGAGGAGACGGAGCTGTTTCTTCTCGTGGCGGTTCGTGACGCAGTACGCTCCTCACTAGCATCAGCCGACCCTGAGACACGCCAGCGGGCACTGAACGCCCTACTGGATAAAGCGCAGGCCCGCCTGAATCGGGTTGGCAGGCTGATAGGCGACCAGGCTGAACTGGTGGCGTTGGGGGAGTACACAGCCGCGATTGAGGACGTGTTTGAGGAAGTGGCGAAAACCCCACCCGAGGTTTCTTCCTCACTGGTAGCATCCGCCGCCGCTGGCGAGACTGTAGAGGCGTTACGTTCCCAACACGTCATGGTTGCCCGGCAGGTTCGTGACGTGTACCAGCAAGTCACCGCCACCACCGTTATGGCGGCTGAGATAGGAACCGAGACGCACGTCAAAGCAATGCAGTCTGCCCTGAACAGGTTTGCCGACAAGGGTATAACCAGCTTCGTGGATAAGGCGGGCCGTCAATGGTCAATGGATGTCTACACCGATATGGCTGTGCGAACTATGCGCAACAATGTGAAGCAGCAGGGGCATCTTGACGGGTATCGCTCGGCGGGGGTTGAGTTGGTGCGGGCCTCGTGGCACCCGGCCTCAGCACCTCAATGTTTCCCGTATCAGAATCAACTGTTGGCTATCACGGGTGATGCGGGGCCGCGTGTTATGACCGACCCGGCCACCGGCGAGACGATAACTGTTCATGTGAAAGAACGTCTAGATAAAGCAATCGCCAATGG